CTCCCGGGTGGGAGCGTTGCGTTGCAGTTCGATTGTAAATTGATTTACAGTCGGACACCAGGGGCGCTCGGTTTACTACATTAGTAAACCCGCGTCAAATGCTTCCTTCATCTGGGCGCCAGATGAGAAGGCATCGTAGAAGTCCGCATCATGGAGGCGGGCTCCTACTCGTCTTGTTACTACATTAAGTAGATGCAGGACGATCTTCGTTAAGGGGTCTCCCATGAGGACTCCCCTACGAAGCAGGATCGATCGGATGTTATCACCCTCATCGACCCCGATGTGTTCCAATACGCCCGTAGCGTAAAAGAACACAGTGCGCGGCTTGAAGCAGGTATCTGCCACAAGCCGTCGCAGTACGTTGGGTACGCCGCATTTGCGCATCCAACGTATCCCCAGATCAGAGGCCACCGTGTGGCACATCTTATCTGTAGCCTCTTCGTAGTCCGTACTGGACACGAAGAGGTCGGCGAAGGTATCCGTCCTTTCGACGTAACCTTCGTAGGCAGTTTCCTCTCGATGTTCGAGAGAAAACGCCAGGTCTCTTCTTTCTTCCTCTGAGAGGGAGTTGAAGAAATTCCATCCGTGGTTGGCTGCTGCCATCCCCGAATGGCTGCTGCGGATCCCCTTCTTGAGGGGCTCCGCGCAGATCTTTGCCACAAGGTCGAGTACGACCTTGAGGCAAGCTCGAGCTTTGGTAACGGACCGTGCCTTACCTGGCTCTTTGACCACCGTTAAGAACGCCACGCGGCGCTCTTCGGATGGTATTCGGAGAACCTGGTCCAAACAGGACCAGAAGATATATTCTCCGACGGAGTCGAAGGTTTCCAGAACTCTGTAACCTTCGATCTGGCCGGTTTCGAGGTCCCTCACGGGGACCGCCACTCCGGCTTCCCCCGAGTTGATCAGACTTCTGATCTCCTCGGTGGTGCCGCCTTCGCGTCGGGTATTTTCCCAACACGAGGCGGTCGACACGGTTACTCGCGACTTAGTCGCAAGGCCCGTGAACGCACTATCGGGGAGTTCCTTAAGGATCTCCTCGTAGGCGGCCAGTCTAATCTGTCGAATCGTCGACGGATCGGCTGGCGCTTCAGCAGCCACGGTCGTTAAGAATTTGACCTTGGACTGAAGCACGACGAGTGGGGGCGGGGTGCCCGCTCCTCTCGTCTGAGACAGGAGGCCGAAGAGATATACTCTTCGCGCTCC